TAACCCAACAGAAATGGTACCGCTCCTAAACCCATTTCTGACGATTCTATCAGGCCATTGATCACCAGCCGCTAGTGTATGCTTAGCCTCCAGCGACTCATCAAGCGTGATCGCTACAGATTTAGCGTAACCTATACCGGCGCCGTTAATCGATAGGCTGCATTGATCCCACAAAAAAGGCTCATCAACTACATATGTGCCCGCGCCTGCCGCGTTGCCGTTGTCATTCCTTCCGCCGATGTATGGAATTTTTATTTTCAAGGCTTCGCCGGTATCGCAATTTATTTCAAATCCCGTAGCGGTAAGATTGTAATAATTAACAACATCATTAGCGCCATCGCCCCACGTTTTAGCTAATGACATAGGGCGCTGCGGGCAGTTTTCCATTGCGTCGCTGGTTCGTGGCGTAAACTCATGCGTCCTCAGGCTCCCGCTATTAATAAGGCTTGTCCTCTCAAGACATGACGCCAGCAGAAAGCCGGTTATTTTAGATGCCGCCTCCGTTTCTATTTCGCCTGTAACCTGTTTCGCGCCCGCGTAGGCATCACCTCTATCCACACGCCCCCGTATGCCCTCGCTCATCATTAAAGGCTGGTCGGCGTTGAATGTTTCGCTAACGGCGGGGATGTGGTGCCCCGATGCGGTGAAATCTCCAATAGTATCGAAAGAGGTTTGAAAACAAACAGATAGACTTACATCAGAACCATAGACTGGCATTATTCGCCACCTCCTTCGCTGTTATCGGCATTATTGGCGCGATTATCGCCACCACCATCGCGCACCTTAGCAGGCAAATCAATATTATTCCGTTTGGCATAGCGCTTGTATTTGTCGCTTGCCAGCTTCTCATCATCAGTTAGCGTTCGCGCTTTATTTGATGCTGCGAACTCATCCGCTATAGCCTCATCTAGCTCTATCTCCTTATCGGTCATGGCAACGCCCTGGTAAGGTATCATCATGTCATTATCGCCTTGCCAGATAATCGGTTTCCTAGACATTTGATCTTGCCTCGCTTGATATAGTAATTACAGCCGTTTGATAGTATGCGTCTGTCATTTCACTACTTTCAACATAGCCGAAAACTGTATCAACTGCGCTAGTGTGTAATACCGCACCGCTAAAAGTTAAATCGCTGAGAATCGCAGAATTGACGACATTAACCAGATTATCGAGCAATTCCATGCACTTTTCGCCGCTTTCAAAGCTCGCATGCATCAATAACACGTCGTTTGTTAGTTGCGCTTTCCAGGTGTTGTGACCAAGCGTATGCGGCGCCTGCGTCAGTTTCGATCGATAAACGGCTACCATGGGCGTGCGCCCTGGGTCGCTGCCAACCAATTCGCCATGTATAAAAAGAGGATCCAAGTTTTTAACCGTTTGATAGTCGGCTATTTGATCTCTAATCGCTTTAGATACTGTATAGGTATTGATCATGTAACTCTGACGCCTTTGGTTATATGGTGCTCTATCAGTCTGCGGGCCTGCTTTCTAACGTCATCCTGTACAGGTAGCATGCGCCGCACCGGCACGCCTTGCCCTTCCTCATGCGTTTTGGCGTAATTCAGATCTGAGCCAATACCGGCAACGCTTTTGCTGTGAAACGGTTTAAATGAAAGCCTCAAGCGCCCTGTATCCTGTAAAAGCTTCGCGCTACTATCAAATCCCTTATTTTTAACGTAACGCCCCTTTAGCGCGAACTCCTGCCAGCCGCCAACCTTGCCGCCCTCGCTTTTGAAGTTGGTTTGCACCCATCGATCAAGCATAATGGCCACTTTAGCCATTGGCTCATCAATCTCAGAAAGGTTTTTTCTGATTTTCTGAATCTCTTCACGCGCCTGCTTGAGTTGCGCCTTATTAAATTTAATAGTAACGGCCACGGTCGTTTTCCTCATCGATCACTTGCTGGCTGTCAGCATCAAAATGGATAGTATCGCCCATGCCGAAAACAGGATGATAATCCTTTGTGTTGCTCCATGCTGTCACCTGGCCGCCGCTTGTTAGCACCTCGCCTGCATCGGTTAGCATGCCCATCTCGCCGCTCTTGAGCATGTTAATTCGCTCCATCACATCGGCTTTTAATTCCTTGCGGCCCTTGTCCTTAAAACGGCCTATCCGGAGATAGGCCAAATCAATTGAAAGATCCTTAGCAGTCAAATTGTTTGATGAAAATGGCACTGTATAGGTTGATGCCAACATCCCATCAAGTTCATTTTCGGCATAAACAATGTAAGCGCTCCCCACTTCTGTAGATCCATCCTTGCTGTCATTAGCTAGCTGCCTATATCGATCCACCAAATCATCATAAGTTATATAACGCCCCAAGCTACACCCCCATCAATACCATGGCGAATCAAAGTTTTCGGTTTTAACTTCCATGATTTTATTAAAGAACATATTGATATGCTCTTTATTAAGCCAGCGCCCGCCGACCTCTTTTTTGTCTGTTAAAGTAGGATCTCCATGCTTGCTGAAATCTACTTTAAATGATGCCTTTATACCTCGATCACAAACAACATTTAAAAAGCTGTAGTAATCCATAGCATCAACAGCCATTCTGATCTCGCCAGCCTCTACCAACTCAACAAACAGCCGGTTAGCCTCATCTGATCTTTCCAGCCTAACATCAAAAGGGCAATGGCCGCGCTCTAAATCATATTTAGTTTGCTGCGCTAAATCGCGTATCCATAGATATTTACCGAGCGTTCGCTCTGGATGCTTCTCCCGATCACGCCGCATCAAGTCGCAATTTCTAGTGAATCTATCGCGCCTAACTTGCTCGGTAGTATAGCCGGTATGCATGATATCAACATCGCCAATGATGTGAGCGCGGCCAACTTGCTCATTCAGCTTGATTTCGGGGTGTTCGTGAACTACTCCAAAAAACCTGATGCCTTTATTGTTTCTAAAGAGTCTAAGCGGATAGTCGGTTTTCATCACCCCCAACGGCTCAACGCTGTAATGGTGCTGAGCCATTCCATAGCCGAGGTATTCATTGTTGCGCAAATATTTCAATATGTTTTTAGGGTCAATAACCTTTTCATCGCAATCGAGCCACAAAACCCAATCGCCGCAGGCTTCCTCTATAGATAGGTTTCTCGCCTCATCGAAACCGATTTCTAGCGGTGATGGTATAGAAAAGGATTTAAAAGCTATATCAGGGTATTTGTTCGAGAGATGGCTTATTTCATTTAGCGTGCAATCTGTAGTAGTTTCATCAATCGCTACAATAACCTCTTGAACTACATCGCAAACGCTTTCAATAGCCTGCTGCATTGTCGCCTCGGCATCTTTGGCGATCATGCATAGGCTAACGGTTTGCTTCGGTATCGCTTCAGTTATCTTTCTGTCCATATCGTATTGATGGATAGTGAATTCGCTTTTGGCGGTGTAGTCGTATATGTAGGAACCTAGCCCGCCCCGACTCGGCGCAATCACGATATTTAAATCATCAAAATCGCTTAGTATCTCTTTAATATCTTTTCTATCGAAGTGGTGCAGGTGGGCGCGCCATGGCCAGTGCTGCCGGTATCCGACTTGCTCCCATGGGCCATAGGGGGTGGTGATAATTACCTTGCCGCCTGGCTTGGCCTGCCTGGTAATAGCGGTTAATAGCTCCACGTAATCGCCAACGTGCTCTACAACTTCAGCGGCTATAACGCAATCGTAATCATCTGCGGGGGTGTCGAATGATATAGACCTTTCAAAAAAGCAAGCGTTTTTAAGTTCCTCGCTGCTCGCCCAATCTATCGCTTTTTCAACATTGCTTGCGGCAATATCATAGCCAGCGAATCGAATATTTGGAAACCGCTTTGCTAGATTTATAGTGTAATGCCCATGGGCGCAACCATAATCTAGCACCTTAGATCCTGCCGGTAATTCACCAATGAGCCTAGCCACCGTTTCAAATCTTAGATTACCATCGAGCGATTCAGGCCCATAATTAACGCCGCGCTCCTTTTCGTATTCGTAATAATCCGCGTAGTGCTGCGCATAATCGGCATCACGATAAAACCTATAACACTGCTGATACTCCGCCTCAATGTTTCGTGATATTCGATCTTCTCCAGCGGGCAATACCTCGAAGGCCGGAATATCAGAGTTATCTATGAAGTGCCTGGCGAGTGCCTGCGGGCTTTTTTTGCATAGCTCAAGCGTTACAACGTCCATAAGTGCGCCCGCTGAATTCATCCAACTATTGCGGGGGGCGCACTCTAGTTGGCGGTGTGATAGGTTTGGCTTTTTGAGTATGTCGCGTATTGCATCAACAAAGCTATCAATATCCGGCAATCCTTCGCCGTTTAGCGGCAGCATTACCACGCCGCCATCCTTGGCGGTTTCCGGTATCGCGCCGCAATCGCTCGTTACCATCGGCAAGCCTGCTGCCATACATTCCATAATAGTAATGCAAGATACTTCTCGAAATTCTTTCGCGCCTGGGCCTGGCGTTGGGTAAACATGTAGATCCATCTGGCGCATCAGATCAGCTAGCTGCTTTTTAGTAAGCGCACCTATGTTGGTGCAATTGGGTAGCTGCTCGATTCGGCTATCTAAGTAGTTGTAATAATCGTTCATGTGTGCAACAGGGTTGTAGTAGCCGCAAACAATCAGTTGAACGTTATCATCAAGCAGGTTTTCCATAATGCCGCCTGGCGCCACTAGATGCTCTAACCCGCGCTCCGGCCTGCTGGAATAAAGCAGATATTTGGTATCTGGCTTTTTCTCTATAGCGTCTATCTCGCCCTCGTATAGAGATAAATCAACACCGTTTTTAATAACGTGGATATAGTTCTTGCTGATGCCATATACTTCGCTTACTTGCTCTTTGTGGTATTCGCTCACAACTAAAACGCCGTTAACGTTCCATAGATGGGCGTTCGCGGCTTCCTTGTTGCGATACATGGCGAGGTCGTGAAGCCACCACAAATTGATTTTGCTAGCGTAGTTATGCGAAAAGGCTTGCGGCGCTCGCTGCATTATCAAAACGTCATGGGGGGTGTTTTCTGCGTAGAAATGAAATTGATTACCAAGCGGGTGCTGTTCAGACTGTTCGCCAGCAGGAACATATTTTACATTGTCAAATGTTTTTTGTTGCTCGCAACGTGTAAACATTGTTACATTATGCCCCATTTCGGCCAAACATTTCGCCATGTAGTAAGCTGCCGTTTCGCTGCCGCCCAAGCTTTGCTTGTTGATAGTATCCCCATCAAACGGCATGCCTAAGCAATTAATAACTATATCCATATACTAGTCTATCCTTATTTTGACTCGGCTAAGTGGAAACCCTAGCACCCGCAAACGATTGATTGATGATTAATTACTTTTTGGCGGCTTTGGCTTCTGCTTCTGCTTTGGCTGCGGCCTCTGCTTCGCCTGACGCTGCTTTCATCGCTGCTTTTTGTTCGTCAGTAGGCTCAGGAAATCCGCCCTTTGGCTTTGTTTCGTCCCAGCTTGCTTTTACTAGTGCCATGTTTAAATATTCCTTATGTTGGTATAGCGCCCCATGCGAGGCGCTATAAATTGAGATAACTACTATTTTACTACTTGGGTGCTATTAGCTTGAGCTATTAGCGGCATCAATCAGATAAGCATACGTTGCAGCCGTAACAACTTCATCCTGGTAATAGCCTACTTCTACTTCCTCTGATTTCTTCTTTCGATCGAAAGGATGGCGCTCTACTTGCATTTCTGGCAAGCCCTCATCAGCCCAGCGGAAAGAATAAAACGCTGAAGGGCGCTCAATGTTTGGCGAATCAGGCGCATAGTAAACAAGCACTTTATCTTTCCAAACAGTTGAAAGCGCTTCGGTCAATCCCTTATCGCCTGTATTCTGAAATGCTCCACCAACATAAACGTTAGGAATATCTAGCAATTCAGAGGTTTGGCTAACGTTAGGATAACCGCCACCGTTGTTTGTGCCAAAAATCAGATTTCGCACTGTGGAATCGCGTCTAAAAGATTTCCACGCCTCAACGCCGAACGCTATTCGGTTAGGGTAAACCCCATTTGATAAATGCACGTTATCAATTGCCTGATTAATATCGCCAAGCGGATCACCGGCGCCATCCCATGCAGAGTTTACACCTGATGAACTGCCAACGTTTGTGCCGCTTGTTACCTGATTAGCAACGCGGATTTCCCAATCCAAAAGCAGGCTATCTAATACAAGCTCTGAACGCCCTTCGATAATGCCAGCCATGAAAACAGGATCAGCATTGGCGCGATCTTCAAGAGTAACGCCCGCCTTTAGCGCGTAGTTCTTGGCGTGGTAAGTGCCTGTCCCTACGTCCTGCTCGATTAGATTGGCTTCCTGCCCTGGCGCCCTCGCTGTATTGCGCTGTCGCAGTCGGTCGCCCCGATCAAAAACAGTATAAATACCGCTTTGTTTTCCTACTCTAACAATCGGCATGATCATATCGGCGATCATACCCATTGGCCTATACCCGATTGCCATCTCAGACAATAGCGGATCTATATATAAATCATTACTTGTAGCGCCCATGTTGCGCCCTCCCTGTATTTAATTTGCAAAAAATCCATTTGCTTAAAAAACTGCTAAGCGGCTTGTGTTAAGTTGCTAAATATCCAGCTTGCGCAAAGTTAACGAAACCCTGACCAATGCCGCCACTAGCTACTGCGCTGAGCGCTCGCCCGCAAGTTTGATCGCCAGAATCAGCAACATTCAACCAGCCGCTAGTGGTAGCTGTTAGCATAGCGCCATCTGTATGGGCGCCACCGCCTGCTCGGTAAAAGGTTTTACCATGTATAGCTACCGCTGCATCCTCGCCACTTGCATCTGGCTTATTTTGCAAAATACCATAAGCAACTTCAGTACTGGCCGCCAAGGTTCCTGACACGTTCACCGCGTGATACTGTCGGGCGCTTAGATTCTCGCCCGCCTGCACGTTTACTATATCTTTGCTCATTGTTTCAATCTCCGTTTGAAATGATTACAAGCATTTACCAACAAGAAAAATAATAGAACGACCTTTAGGTCATCATTACATATTCTTTCGCTAGCTCCTTATCGGCTTCCATCACTGCCCTGGTAGCCGCCGAAAAGGTTGCTTTTGGGTGGTTTTCCTGATACTTCTTAGCGCGATTAAAAATAACCTGAGCGGGGTTTTCTCCGCTGTCGTCATTATCGCCACCGCTGCCGCCTTGCTCGCCATCATCACCATCATTTTTTGAAAACATGCCAAGCACCTTTAGGTTTGATTCCATCATTTCGATAACAGAATCATCCTCTTTGAATTGCTTCATAAACTCTTCACGCTGCGCGGGTAGGATCTTTCCACCCTTGACAAGCGCTTCAGCCGCTTCGGTTAATTCAGTTTTCTTTCGTGAGAACTTCTCCTTTTCGGCTTGCTCTGCCTGCAATTTCAGCTTGGCTGCCATGTCTGTTTTTTCGCGTTCAAACTTGGCTTTGTCGCCTGCCAAATCTGAAATTTGAGAATCCTTAGCGCTTAACTGCTTTTTTAGCGCCTCAAGTTCTGCTTGTGCTTCTTTAAGATCCATATCGACCTCCTGCTTAAATAATTTATTAGCAGCGGTAAAGGCTGCGCGTTTACTAGATTTTAAATCAGCCGTCATGTATTTTTTCAGATCGCCAATGTTATTAACAGCGGGAATATCCGCACCTAATAACGCGATACCGCTTAATACAAACGGGTAATAATCTCCCTTATGTTCAACGCCAAACTCTAATTCAATAGAAACATGTCTATATAAATTAGCGTTGATAGCGTTAAATACTAGTTCTGGTACATCTGACAAGTTAGCTATCAACTTATCATCTACAACCTCTAAATCGTTTACCCATCCGAGCGCGGGCTGTCCATCAGTAAATGGTTGCTCTTCATTATGGCCAAACTTCATTGGCACCTTATGAAATTCTTTTAGCTTGCTGAATGCTGCGGCCATGCTCATTAGATCGGTTTTATCAAACGTGATACCGTTCCATTTGCCAACGCTGAACACTTCAACCTTAATATCCATATTAAACAGCCTCCGCTAATGGTATTCTGACGCTTGAATCGTAATGACACGATTTACATAATTCATATGGCTTTACTGATATTTTTGATAGATCATCATAAACATTTCCTATAACACCCGCGCCAGTTGAATCAAATGAACAGGTTGTTACCCTTCCATCTGATAATACCATAGATTGCCCCATATTCAACCACGCGCATTCTCTACCCTTATGTTCACTCGACACATGCCAATCAACCTGGCCCGCCCAATCGACTGCATTTGTAGCAGGATCTGAACTAGAGCCAGCATAACAGCCCGCCTGCCTTAATATCTCGATAGCTGGCCCCGCCATTTCTGGACGGTGCAAACTAACGAACGCCGCGCAACGATACTTAAACAAATACTCTGCTATCTGCGGTTGTTTAACAATCTCTATACCGTTCGTAGCAATTACAAGCGGCAAATCTGGAAGGGCTTCACGAACTATTTCTAAATAGTATTCAAGGTTAGGGTGTATCGTGCTTTCGCCTATACCGGCCAGATTCAACGATTTTTGCGCGCCTTGATCGCTGAAATATTTAACCCACTTAATAGCTCTACAAAAGGTTGTATAATCCATATCAATTTTAGGGCGGGTCATACTGGGATGCACGCAATAACGGCACTTTAAATTACAGCGTGAAGTGACCTCTATTTGGTGTATCTCTCTTATCTTCATTTAAACCCTTGCAATGGTTGTAATGTTGGCTCTCCGCCTTCCTCGAAATCATCCATATCTACAACAGTAACGGGTATTAAAAGCGAGCGGCAGTTGTGGACCAATACGTTACTTGCAATGTATGTTTCATCATCTTTAACAGCAAGGTTGTAGACCCTTCCTTGATATGGTATAACGGCAATTGACTTGATTGAAGAACTAAACCAAGAGGTGTTATTATGCTTACGGTTGAAACTGTTAAAACTATTATTGCTGAAAGGCATTTCGGGGAGGGTGTCAGCATCCGCGCTATTGAGCGGGAAATGGGGCTTGGAAAAACCACCCTTTCGGGTTTCTGCAAAAGAAACGGCATCAAGACTAGAACCCAAAGCCAGGGCGCCAGCCTTCACGCCAAAACCATGGCTAGAAAATCCGGCGACACACATTGGACTAAAACCAACCCTGAAGCGGCTAAAAAGGCTGCCAAGAAAAGCAGCAAGCGAATGCTTAAAGAAAACCCCATGATGAAGAGTAGAAATATCGAAAAATCTGCTCAAACGCGATCCAAGACCTACAGGACCAATCCCACCATTCACGAATCTACTTTGTGTAGGTTCTTCGATGACGCTGGGGTTGATTACAGTTTCCAAGTTCCCGTCGATAGCTATATCATGGATTTCCTTATTGGCTCCGTCAACCTTGAACTTGATGGAAGAGGACACGCCGAAAGAAGAGCTATGGACATCATAAGAGATCAGAGGCTCATCGACAAGGGGCTTACAGTTCTGCGCGTCGCTCAAGACTCCTTGTGCAACTACAGAGCCGCATCCGTATGGCAGCTCTCCCCACTCTTCGGTGCGCTGGAATATGTTATCCCCAGCCTTAATCTCATCTGCCCTAAACCAGCCATTGGCGGTAAGTATAGGGTGCTCATCCGTGACAAGGAGAATGTCTCCGGTACTTATTTCAAGCTTAATAATTGATTTTGTATCGTTTCTCTTACCCATAACAGCGTATACAGGCATATATCGATTGTTATGGGTAAGAACTCTGTCACCAACCCTAATATCTTCTATAGGTACAAGTCCGCGCTCCGAATTAATTAACTCGCCTTCTGCAATCGCGTTAAAATGATTGGGCGGTTTATATTGCGGATTTTCATCATACCATTGCTTGCTATGGTTCCCTCGGTTTTCTTCGTCAAGATGCCTGCAAATAGGGGTAGTGCGCGAATCAAGTATGGCGCTATATTCAAACGCCTGAACGAAATCGCCGAGCTTTGGATCAGTAAAATAGCTATGGCGGGCGTTGTTAATGGCGTCAAAGGTGCTAGTTCTTACAATCGTTCTTAGCCTGGCATCGGGGTTATTGACGTTCAGCGCCTCGCCTAACGAATCCTTAGCCTGATCTAATGTGATCATACCCTTGGTAGCAAAGGCTGAATAGATCGACTTTTCGATCTCTGGCCATGTCTTATCGTATCGAGCGCCGTTTAGAATCTCTTGCTCTATAATGTTCTCGGCTTCTGCTGTTAGATTTCCCGCAATCTTGAACGCGGTAATTTTGAAGAAATCGTCAGCGATAAAACCAAGCCGCATAGCATCGGCTTTGAACTCTTTTTGATTGGCCTGGTTAACCTCTAGCGCGGCATGCTTGGTGCCAAGCCTGACACCCTCCTTTAGCATCGCGTTAGCTATACGGTTAAACTTCTGCTTTTGCTTTGAATCGGCTTTGACAGCCTTTATATTCGCTGCAACATCCTGACCTATATCGCCGCCGGTTTTGGCTTTGGCAATTAGATCAGCTATAAGGCCATCCATATTTTCAGCCAGCACGCTTGTAAACTCATCAACAATAGAATCGGAATTTCGAGCAATAACAGCGAAATCAACGCGCCTTTCAGCTTTGGTAAATGCGCCGATTGATATTAATCCTTTTCCCATGACGGTTTCATCGATCGCACCCGCCTGGCGTTCCTCATTTTCTTCAATCTCTTCTTTTCCCGCGCCGATCTGCCCGCCTTCCTGCTCGCCCTCTGCATTATCACCCCCGCCATTATCCTCAACCTCAACCTCAACGCCAGGCGGGAAGCCCAGCGCATCGCGCACATGCTGCTCATCTTCAAAATGCGGCTTCACAACGCTAGCGCCTGCAAGCTCTTTAAACTTATCGATCATTTTGAGCTTTTGCGTTTTAGTAAATTTCTTTAACTGATATTTAGGGTATCGACCATCGCCCCAGTTTTTATCACCCAGCTTTCTAAATAGCTGCTCATTAAAAGCATCTTCTAAGCGATCTATATCAGTGGTAAGCGTCTCAAAATAGCTATCTAGCTGAACCTCCGACTGTGAATAGCTGCCGGTTTGTGTTTGCGGTGTAACGCCAACAAGGTTTGGCACTAACAACGCCATAGCGATTCCAAAGTTGTAATCCTCTATAGCCTCCTTAAATGCCACCTGATTGGATGGGTAATCGCTTTCAAAATCGTAGCCGCTCGGCAGTATTATTCCGGTTGATCCATTAATATTATCTAGTATATTTTGCAGAGCTAGATAGTTAGGCGTGCCAGCGTTTAGTGAGGTTCCTTTTCCTGGCGTAACGGTACGAACGCCGCTCGCGTGCTTTTCCAACCACATATTACGAAACTTAACGACATAATCTTTGCTGAACCATGAGCGATAAGCTTCATTTAGTTCGCTTTGGCCGTAATGCTCATCTATATCGGGGTTAACGACGAAATGAATAAACTTTTTATGATCTATTTTGATTTCGCGTCCTGCGATCTTTTGCACCACTTCTTTGATATTACCGTGAACATCTACTTTAAATGCAAATGTATCAAACGGGCGTAGCTTTAGATTCTCTAATCCTATCCAGGTAGAGCCATCAACCTCGATCTTATTAGTGATAATTTCAGTCATCGAGAAGCCATACTTAATAGCAGATAAAACGCCCTTGACTTTATCTGTCCAGCTTCCTTTGATCTGTTTAACTGTTTCTTCAAATACCTTTATTCTCTCTTCTCGCTGATCATCCGTTAGCGTATCGTCATCAAGCACAAATTCATGTTGCCTAGAAATAATCGAATCACCGCGAAACTTAACAACCGCCTTGACTTGCTCATCGGTTAGCATCTTTTTATAGATATGAGCACCTTTGCGATTGATGAGCGCGTCAGGGTTGTATTTCTCGAAATCGCGCCCCGTATAAAGTAGGCTGGCTTCGCTGTATGCTATCTCTCTACCCATAATTTACACTCTGCACCTGAGCTATCGCGCCGTAAGCGCTTAGATCTATTTCATCATTTGAGGCTTTGTCGATAAACTGCTCTGCTAATGAATCGCCGTAATCAGGTGACTCAAGGCCATCGGATTTCATCTGTTCCTTTGTCTGTATGTCATCAACTTTTTGGTTTGCCATATTTCGTTTAATTGATGATAGATGGGCGCGTAGCTTTTCAATGTCGTCTATTCCTTCCTCATCAATCTTGATTCGCCCTTCTCGAAAATACTTTTCAAGCGTTATATAATTCTGTACGCGCCTATTGCGGTATAGGTCGGGGTGATCTGATGTTTCACCCCCAACATGCCTAATGACATTGTAGCCTTTTTTCATAAGATAGCCTGCGGTGCCTGCGCCCACGCCGGTAGAATCAACTACGAAATCATCAAAGTTTTTTCTACCATCAAAACCCTCAAACATTCTGATAGCCGTTTCGGCAGCGTCAATAATTGCCTCGCTTGGGTTAAAATGGAAGCTCTTTTGTTTCAGGATATGCACAAAGGTTTCATAATGTATGGCGGCAGTTATGACGGTAGCATCTGCGCCTCCATCGGCAACATCAACGCTTATTCTCAGATGGGGGTGACTGCCGTCTGGCTCCATATCTGCGTCTATCGCATCCTCGAAATGCTCTAGGTTTATTAAAACATAGTCATCAAATGCGGCGAACTCGCCAAGCGCCCTGATCTTATAAATGGGTGATTGCGTGCCGTATTTGGTGGCCATATCTGCCAGCCATTGTTGGCTAATAAGCTCCGGCGCATCGCTTGGCTTGATGTGCATACGATAATACAAGCCCTTGCATGATTTGTCGTTGTGGTGCTTATAGAATTCACCATCAAGGCGGGTAGGGTTGCCTATCTCCACGACGCATGAACCAGCAGTAGTTAGTGCGCCCTCGATGGTGGGGTACATTGGATCAAGCTTTTTGCCGCTTGCTTCATCTATCAAGAATAACTGCGGCTTATCGTGGTAGCCTGCCAGGCTCTCTGGATCAGTGGCAGTTTCAAGTGATGCGCCCCAATCCTTATCGCAGCCGATATTGATTTCGCGCCCTAACACGTTGATCATTTCTTTGTAGCTGGGGAGTGCGTTTCGCATAACGCCCCGATAGCGTGGTAGCAAGCGCTTTGTTAGCTGTTGCTGTTTGGGTGCAGTACAGGCTATTTGGCCGTATGTTGTGAAATTCCATAGATGCATTAGCATAGCTAGAAATTGCGTTTTTCCGGTGCCATGGCATGAGCGAATTGTTAGGCGCGGTTTTTTGGCTTTGTTGTATTTGGGTTTATCTCGGCGCAAATCCATAACAACGTCGAAACCTTCTAGCTGCCATTGTAGCGCCGGAAATTTCACAACGTTATCGAAAAACCACTGGGGGCAGTTAATCGCTTTCTGTTTCGCTATCTGCGCTGTAGTCGTCATTCAGTAACGCCTGTTTTAATTCATCGGAAAAGCTATGTTTGTTCGTGTTGTCGTTGATGTTTTCGCGCCTGTCTTTCCAATCTTCAGATGCGCGGTTTTTCAAATACCATATTTGCGCTGTCGTATCGCCGTTAGTTGCGTTAGTGAATAGTGAATTAGTTACCTTCGCAATGCCTTTTGCCTGCCCCCTTTTTAGGCACTCCATTAATTTCAAATATTCACGCTTTTTTTTGATGAATGTTGTATGACTCCAGCCGATAACATGGCATATTTGCTTTTCATTAAGCCCTTGAGCCGCCAGCATTTCAATTTGTGCGCATATCGCATCAGTGATCTTATAAGGGGGTCGGCCAGCCATATCAAGCAGCCTCCCGTTTACCTTTTAATTCCTGGTAGGTTTCGCCAGTTGATTCAAGCGTTGCCTGTTTGCCGGTGAAATCCTGCCAGCGGTTTATGATTACATCGCAGTATTTTTCATCTAGCTCCATCATAAAGCAATTGCGGTTTGTCTTTTCGCAAGCGATCACGGTTGAGCCGCTGCCGCCAAATAAATCAAAGACGTTGGATCGCTTATTGCTTCCTATGTTTATCTGGTTTTCAAGCATAGCTACGGGTTTCATAGTGGGGTGGTACCCCTCTTTTTCTCTCGGAAACTCAAGGCATTTAGAATAATCAACACCTTTGATTCCTCCATTGAAAATACCCGACCTTCTGAAAAGCAACAGGTATTCGATATCCGGTCTATGGCTCCCACCAATAGGTATAGCGTTAGGTTTTTTCCAAACTAACAAATTGAAAGCGTATTTATTATCTTTTGCCCAAGACAAGTATTCAGGAAGCAAATCTTTTGATGTAAAAATATATGCGTTCATTGTTTTATTAAATAATATCGGCAGCACTTGCAAAAACTCTGCTGGGTTAAAATTACAAAGATGCTCTATATCACCAGACTGTTTTTCAAGTGCCTTCCCTATCTCGCCTTTGAACCCACCCTTAGTTTCCTGATTGTAAGTCGGATCAGTAAAAACCATATCTGCCTTCTTGCCATCCATCAAACTTTCAACCGCATCAATAGACGTACTATCCCCGCACATCAACCTATGATTACCTAAAACCCAAATATCACCGCTAACCGTTACCGCCTGTTCAGGTATCTCCGGTATATCATCATCACCCGTTAGCCCTTCAACTGGTTCAGTATCATCTAGTAAGCCATCAATAAAGCCAGTATCAAACCCCAATAGATCAGTATCAAAATCTAACTCAATCAGGTTGTTAACTTCCAGCTTTAACTTGTCCAAGTCCCAATCAGCATTTAACGCTAATTGATTATCAGCGATAACATAGGCTTTCTTCTGCGCCTCTGTAAGCCCTTCAGCCCGCACGAATGGAATAGATTCAAGCCCTAGCTTTTTAGCTGCCATCACTCGACCATGGCCAGCTATAAGCCCGTTTTGCTCATCAATAATAACGGGATTCAAAAATCCAAATTCTTTGATGCTTGATGCAATTTGAATAACCTGTTCTTCGCTATGAGTTCGTGAATTATTGGCATAAGGTATCAAATCATTAACCGCTATTTCGTCCATCACATACGCCTCATAGCTCGTACATCGATATCATAAAACGCCGCGTTATCATCGCCAGAATTAACGCTAACCTCAAGGTTGTAGGTTAGGCCCACCAAATCAAGGCTACTTGTTAGCGTGCCTTGATAGGTGCCGCTGCTTTGGTGCGTTAACGTTAACGGCCATGTTTGCCCACTAACGTTAGTTCCTGACATAGTTTTCAGCGTTGCTAAAACAGTTGCGTCGGTTGTATAGCTCGAATCAGACAAATCTATCAGATCGGATAGTTTTAATAGATTGCCGTTATCTATATATATGGGTTTAGCCATAATTACGCATCAGCCGCCGTATAAGTTGCAGTAACGTCGATTGTATCATTATCATCTAGTGATTTGTCGCCAGCAGTGAACGCGCCAACAGCAAACAGCGTTCCAGTAGTGCCGCCTTTGGTGTTAACGGATGTTAAGAAGGCGCCGCCAACAGTTGTACTGTTAGTGTCAATGGTAAATTGCGCGGGTGATGCTGAATTGTCAACAGATTGTGAAGAAACGCCGCCATCACTCCAGGTAACCCGCGCCGCCTCATCATAAGCCTCAACCTCTGACCATCCCGCGTGGCTCGACATGGTATCGCCAGCGGCAACTGTTGGTGCGCTATCGGTTAAACCAACATACCATGTTGTGATCTGCGTTCCAGCCGATAGCGTGGCATCTAGCGCGTGGTCAAGGCCCGCGTTAGTAATCAGATTTTCAATCTTATCTTTCCACTTTACTTTTCCAGATTTGTCGCGGCAGGTTATATGCCATACACCCTTGAAAGCTGCGCCTGCGTGCATTGGCTTTTTTGCGTTAAGGCTGGCACTGTAGTTGTCGTTTGCTTGCATCCCATCCATGTTATTCGACCTCAAAATCAAAGTTAAAATTTGGTTGTATCGTTATAGATCCGTCAAACGATCTGTTAATAGTGACCTCAAAATCAAAAGGCCCAAGCGATGATGATGGATAACTGTAAACATCAGAAACCGTTATCTGATCGCTAACACTTGCCGCCGCATTAACAACAGCGCCATATATATCATCAATAGTAACACTATCAGACGCCGAAGCCACCGCTGCCGCTAGCGCATTATTAATATCACTAAAGTCTGTCTGGTCGGTCGTTGCGCCTGCTTGCTGGCCTGATGTTAGCCCTGTATAGCTATCACCAATCCCCATTGAGTCGGGCGCTGAAGCCACCGCCGCCGCCAGTGCGCTTTTAGCGTCTCCAAAATCAGCTTGATCAGTCGTTGCGCCCGTTTGAGCGCCGGTTGTCGCCCCCGTGTAATCATCACCAAGCCCAAGCGAATCGAGCGCTGCCGCCACCGCAACCGCTAACGCGCTTTTAATGTCTGATATGTTGAGTGTATCAGATGACACGCCAACCGCCTGCGCGATAGCTGCTTGCGTATCATTTAGGTTTACAGCGTCATTCGTTGCGCCGAGTGATGCAGACAAGCCAGCTTTGGTATCATTTATGTTGATGATGTCAGGCGCCGCGCCGAGCGATGCGGCAAGGCCCGCTTTGGTATCGCTTATGTTTGCTGTGTCTGCTGTGTTGGCTGCCGCTGTTGTCAGGCCCGCAAATGTATCGCTTAGGTTTACAGTGTCAGGGATTGCGCCGGTTTGACTGCCGCCCGCTGCCGCCGCGCTTTCAATGCCGCCAAGCGGTACCGCGTCACCAAAAGGCAAACCCGCAAAGCCCAAGCCCGCCACCCTATAGCGCCTCTATATCGATTTCAGCTTGCCGCCAGATGGTGTTTACATCCTCAATAGTGGATGCAGCATCTAGCGCCAGGTTCATCTTGATTCTGCGCTTTTCAAGCGATGCCGCGCCAGCGTTATCAGTGTTTGCCGCTGATATGATTAGATTTGCCATCTGCTCAAGCGTTAGCTTACGCTCTGCGGCCTCTTCTTTCAGGTATTGAAAATCTTCTACTGTGCCTCTATAGCCGTTCAATTTGTAATTCAAAGCCTGCTGGCCTTTTAAGAGGTAGCGGGGGTTGTATGCTCTGCTATAGCTTTTATTAATCTTGTGATCGACTAGATTTGATATTTCTTTTTTCACGAATACGCGAAAATTATTTACAGCGTTAGGGTTTGAAAAATCATCTGCATATTGCCCCTCTCCACCCTTAACTACACCGCTTGCAATGGTTGCGGTTTTTCCGATTGCATATAAATAGTTTTGCTGAGCCACTGTTAGCATACCTACCCCTCCACAACCATTAGGCCGATATTTGGAAACGAGCCAAGATCATCGCTCCAACCGCTTGTCATGTCTGGCGCATCCGGTAGCGCTGCGAACGTATAGGATTTTTGCAATCTCGTGACTGCTGCCGCGCCCGTCCTTACTCCAAACATGGTTGGCCTGCTTAACTCATCCGCCACGTTTATTCCATTGAAACGCAAAGAATTAGTATCTGTTACCATTCCTAAAATGTAATCACCCGCGGCTATTTTTTTAGGGAAGTGAAGCACGCCACCGGATGAGTATGCAGTATAGGCGCTAGTGTCTACGTTATTTCCCTCCATGTCCTGTAGCGTAAATTCATCAGCGCCAGTATCAACCGCCGAAACCAAGAAAGAGGTTTGATTTACCTCCGTCATGCCTGCTACGCCAGTTATATAAACTCTGTCGCCATTCGCCGGATCTGCGCCTGTATAAGAAAGTACGCCGCCGCCTGCATTCTGGGTTATATCTGTGATGGTTAACGCAGTATCAAAAGCATCCTCACTTTCTGACGCGCCCCCCGAGTGCGCCACACTCGCTGTTGATGCTATCAGCTGGTCGGGGTGCCCTGATTCGTTGATATCATAAATTCCTAGATAATAATCACCAGCGCCAGCACCACCCGTTTTGTGGACTATAAAAAAACCGTAATACCATGCCGACATATCGAGGGAAAACGGCATCAACCATAGCTGATCGTTTGTCATGTCTGCGTTGCCAGTCGAATACGGGGTATGATTACCCATCACGACATGGCCTTTCTGTGATGTGTCATTGCTTTGACAGTTGGCTATTCTTTGTTGATAGGTGTTATAGCTGGTTGCGCCAATAACTATATCAACAGTGCCGCTAAATGTTGGAACAGTTAAATCAGTTGCGCCAGCCGATGACATTAAAACTTGGTCGGCCACAACTTGGTTAGATCCATTTAAGGAACATACCGCCACCATATAGTTGTCGCTGCCATCTTTGAAGCTGGCAACAAAGGTTTCATCCTGCGCGAAAAAATCTTGAAAATCGTTTTGTCCGGTAACCGATGCAGTGGTGAAGGTAGGCTCTGTATAGGTTGTGCTGGTCATGTAGCACAAGTCGAAGGATCTAGCCATAGAATCAAAATTCCGTTTTGATTAAAGCATAACGCGCCATTTGAAAGAGTATGTTATTTAGGCGGCCATCCTTGGCCTATTGATAATATAGCATTGTTTGGGAGTGATGCGCTATTTTTTGCGCATATATGGGATGGTTGCATATTTAAGATTTGCTTAATATGTAATCTATAGCTTTTTCGGGGGTGTTTACGACAGCATATTGGCCGCGCCATAGCGCTTTGAAATCTTGTTGATCTGGCGTTAGTTTTTGTTCGCTTGGCGGCTTGCTGCCATCTTTAATCTCAATCAGATAATTTGCGCCACGATAGCCGACAACCAGATCAGGAAACCCAACGCCAACACCAGAGGTTACCGCAACACTGCAACCAATACGCCGCAGAGCCTCAACTATCTCGTTTTGGTTTCGGTCTACTCGCCCGTATTTCCGCGCCATGCTTTTCAATCCAGTTAGTGTATTTTTGGTGGTGGATTGCGAAACGTCTAGCAAGCTGCGGGCAGCGGTCTAATTCGCTTTTACTGTTGATTTTTAAGCAGAATTTTAAAAAGATATCGGCCATTATTGATGGCGTTATTAGTGCGTTTTGGTATTTATGCCCCTCTTCCGCCATCACTTCAAGATGATAATAAAAGGCGTATCGTCGATATAAATAGTTTTTAGTTAGAAAAAAGGCCTGGTTGCTTAATTTCAAAGCGCCCCCATAAAGCCGCTGTTATGCGAAACCTTTTTGAATTGCCATGTATTCGGGGATGACTAAAACATAGCAATCTGGCGTCTCTTCCGTTAGCTCACAACAAGATTTTGGTACCCACTCAGCATTGGCGTGCTCGCCGTCATCCGAAACCAGCCAAGCCCTCTCGGTTTCGCCGTGAAGCTCAACATTCATATCGATATTAACCGCATCATTATCGATAGCCATTATAATCCCTTTATTGCTTCCATGAATTCATCATACCCGCGCTTCGATGAAGTGTGCGCGGGTATGTCGTTTTTCGCTATTCTATTTATGCTGCCTTTTTTTTAGCCTGCTCTTTTTGCTTTTTGAGCGCCAGCTTTAGCGCCTTAGCAATGCTGCCCTCACACTCTTTTTTACATTTTGAAAAGCTAGTCATTGATACGCCAGGCGCCTGAGCTTTCAAAAACTCGGTAGAATTTTTGTAGATCTGGCCTTTGTATTTGATAGCGTGCTTGCTTACAAACTCGATAGCCTGCTTGAGCGTTAAACCTCGGCGCATGCGCATAGTTAGCGTGGATGCGGGCACTCCAACAGCCTCAGCAAGCTTTTCTAAGCTTGGGTACGTCTCTCCCTTATACTTTACGGTGTTGACGTCTTTCTTAGCGACCGCTTTCGCCAAGGCTGCCCCTAAGGCGGCGTCCTTGGTTTTGGCTTTGATTTTGGTTGCTTTTGATTTTGCTTTTACTGTCGTTGCTTTTACTGGCATTGCTTTATATCTCCAATATTGATTGGATCTAACATTAACATTAACGTCATGTGCTGTATGTTAGATCAACCATTTTATTTGTAAAGCAATCAAGCTTTCTTTTTTGTTTTTTTTGCAATTAATAAAAGTATATCCATGAATGGCTTGGGTGTGTGGATTCTTGCGGAGCTGTTTTCGCCGCCCCCTTTAAACGCCATCAAGCCAGCTTTTCTACATTTTTTAATACCGTATCTTTCAAGCGCCCATTCTGGGAAATCACTATCTTTGACCTCAGTGATGCCCCAGTTAAGACTAGGTAAATCCTGAAAGCTAATTCCGGCTGCATAAAGCAAAGTTGGCTTTGGGCAATAATGGCCATACCTGCCTTGCTCAACGCAACATGTAAAGCCGCCGAAATCATCTGCTATTATCCACGCACCATGCCTAGACGGTTTTTGTAGCCCAAAGTGTGCCCATGCGTGACTACCCCATGGGTGCTCAAGCACCCCGCCCCACTTTCTGACTGATGAGAGCGCGGCTTTGAAGCATCCGTCATCATCGCCCTTTTTCTTTCTCACACCTGTTTTTGCAATAACCGCAGGATTTCCGGCCCACATTTTACCCCAGCGCTGGCAGGGCGGGTGTGCAATTACGGGGTGCGGCCCGTTGTAGCTTCTTGCATCCCGCTCCTCATCCCATGGGTCGATATTATTGACGCCATAATATACGCCATCTTTTTGAACGTAGAGAGCCGATATCATAGCTGCCCCCTTTTTGATTCTGTGCTCATTTCAAAAAATTGGAAATATTTATGCATTGCACGCATCACGCCGAGACTATCAAGCTGCCGCAGAGATTCGTAGCCGCCGATTTTATGCAGCGCTGCTATTGCGTCAGCCTCGAGATTTGGAGCAGTATCGCCGTTTGTGAGAGCTTTATGTATTAACCCCCACGATTTGCTAGCGCCGTCCTGCCGTTGCTTGTCTGCGATCTGTTGCGCTTTTCGCGCATCGCCGAGGTTGTGGACGTTTGATTGGCCTATCTCGCCCACCCACTGGCTGAAGTATTCAGGGTTGAAAAGGTATCTAGGGTTTAGGTTTTTCTTTTTCACTTGATCTGTCAGCCAGGCCGAACAGCAGTAATCAATTCGGGCCTGCATTTGTTTAACAGTGTAACCATGAGCAAGAAGGGTGCTTATGATCTTTTGGTTTGTTGGGCAGGGTTGAAATTTCTTGCCTGTCTTGCTGTTTAAATAAAATACAATATCATCTGCCGAAATGTTTTCGGCAATAGTAGAGTTTATATTATGTTTATTATCTGTGTTTATATCTGGTATAGGTTCAGCCGTTTGGCTGAATCCATTGAGCCGTTTGGCTGAATCCATTAAGCCGTTTGGCTGAAGGCTTTTGCCACCCTTCAGCCGTTTGGCTGAAGGCTTTTCGCTTGGTTTTTCTTCAGTTTCTTCAATAGCGAATTCGGGCATAGTGTACCACTTTGTTTTGTCATAATTCTTTTTGTTGTAATTTCCAACAATTATGACGCCATCATTTTCGAGCTTTTTAAGGGTTTTTTGTATCTTGTTCGGTGAGAAGTATGGCATTAGATTCGCGAATGCCTCCGATGAGTTGAACGTCCATACAAACCCATCAAACGCTTTGCATTTGGGATAATTGGCCATCTCATGCCTTAGCCAAAATTTGATATTATAAAGAATTGTTGCAGCATCAACGCCGTATTTTATAGCGTCCTCAACTTCAAAGTGATTTGTTTGTCCTGGCGTGCTAGAAAGTTTTTTATTGACTTTTGACCCGTATTCCATCTATCATTCCCTCGTGGTTTGCTCTCGTTTATTTTCCCGTTGTAAACTGCTTTGTCGGGCTGCTTCAATCGTGTTGATACCTTGATTCTTAACAGCCTGACTAATCTTAAAAAAGCCCGTTCGCTCAACGGGCTTTTTTGTTGGTCGCTATTATAACAAATCTGTCTTAACATATCAGCACAACTTCCATTTTTGCGCCCAATACCACCTAATAACTTCGATCAATCCTTGATCTATTAACACTTGAGCCGGAACTACTATACTATTACGCTTTTGCTGTTTGTCCATATAACTATTTTGGATCGTCATTAACAAACGCCGCAAACGCGATCGCCAGGGTTACAAATCCAAAAGGATTACCAGCCACCCCCCAAGCCCGCCGTTATCGCTCCAAATCCTAACCATATTAATCTACTAGCCATATATCACCCCCCCCTCAAAAGCTTATAGGCTCGCCGCCATCATCCTTGAATTGAGTATCTTTTTCTCCGCAAAAAACACACTCCCTAACCAAATAGCGCCCCATGTCTTCAGCCTTTGAAAATTCATGGCCATTATATTGAAAACGGCATTGAGGCATTTCTCTAACATTCGCCGAGCAAGGCTCTAGCTCAATATCGTAAGCAATCTCGATGCCGCACCCCCAACATTGAACAAACTGCTGCGCCTTCTCTTCGCACAACTCAACCTCTAATATATTTTCATGCTCACACTGCGGACAAGTAACCGTTAATTCACTCACAATTCACCCCCTTTAAAAAATCCGCTTTCAAAGCTTTTTCAAGCTCACCCTTTCTAGCCGCTAACGCCAGCTTTTTAAATACCTCAATATGATAATCATCATTCGGTATAATGTACTGCTTAGCCCTTAGTTTTCGCCCTGGCAAGCCTTCGCGAAATTTTCTTGTTGCCGCCTCTTGCGCTGTTTCTTTCATTTCGAACCCTCCTTAGCTTCAACTTTTTCAACTATCTCGTTTAACTTTTCGCATGTTGGGATATCATCTATTTGTTCAGCTATTGCGTTATACGCTTTATCTGAAAAGAAAGCGCCATATTTTGCAATTTCACCATCAGCCTGAATGCAAATAAATATATTGGCATTTACTGCGCCCGACGAAACCAACAAAAGCATAAATAATAATTTTTTCATAAATCTATTCCGTATAAGCTATATATTTAAATTTACCATTCCCTAAACTAACAAATTCACCGCCGAACGTACCTCTGACAACCGCCTCAACCTGCTCTTTAGTTTCGCCCTCGCTGTACGTCCCTTCTTTAATCATCGCAGAATTACAGTAGCTTTCGCTGTCCCATTTGATGCTCATATACCAGCCCTCACCCACGGTAACAGCCCATCTTTAAACGCTAACAATTTACCGCTACTGCTCCTTAGCTCGCCATGACTAAGCGGCGCCTTGATCGCATCGGCAATTCTGGTCGCTTGTTCATATGATCGCGCCTCGAATTTCTGCGGTGTTGTTCGCTGCTCCTTGTTAACTTTCTTTTCTGAAAATGTATAAGTTGCAAACTCGCTTTTAGTTAATGCCATTTTATTCAATCTCCTTAATATCATTTAACAATGACGCTTTATGCGCTTCAACGTTAGATTTTACCACTTTCCTTTCTCCGTCTATTGATTAACTGTTGGTTAGGTTGGCGCCCGTGGTGAGCGCCGGTTGTAAAATTAAATTATGCTAAAACTCGTTTCTTGCTTTGCGTCCAGAACTCTTTATCACCTCTTAAAGTTTCATATATGAATTGACCGAGATTTCTATTGCCAAATGCTAGCTTGTATTCGTTCCCCTGGTATTGGTCAAAATCCTCTTCAAGTGCGCAAGTGTCTTTTATAAATTCAAATGCCGCCTGTTTCATTTCATCGCTAAATTTATTATCTACAAAAACAAACTTAGCCTGGTTTAAGTCTGAATTTGTGTTGCTATATTCATATATGTCTGTCATGCCATCAAAATGGCCGTACTGAAACCTATTTGCAAAGTTCTGAATTTTGTCGAATGTGCCTGGTGACTGATCATTAACTACCACCCTAATGGAACTACCCATTGAATAATTATGGCTTTTTACTGTTGCTTTTATACCATTCTTTTTTAGCTCTTTTCTGATTGCTGCTGCTGCTCTGGCTGCTTCTGTTTTCATCGCTTGATACCTCGATTGATTGATTGATTGGTTGTTGTCTCGACTTGCTATATATCTAATATATATGTCTTAGATATATTTATCAAGTAATCTAACAAATATTTCCAATAAATAAATTTATAGATAGGATAAATAGTTTTTGTTGATCGAAAGCAGGATATAGATAGCTATATATAGCTAACTGATTGATAGATATGTAGATTGATTGTTGATCTATAAATGGTAGTATATTATTTGGTCAGCGGTGCACGCTTTATTTGAAGATGTCTGGTCGAAGCTGGCTTGCCTTGACTCTGCCGTCTGTCGCCTCTTCTATTGCCAGGGCGCTTTCCGCGGTTATCTGATTGATACAGTATAGCCATTTGTTAACTGATGGTTGCGAGACTCCGGCACGACTAGCAAGCGCCGTTTGTGATCCGCAGTAATTGACAGCTTTTTCTATGAGTAGATTTGTTTGTGTTTTCATAATTGCATTTTAGTTATAGCTATTTAATTAGTCTATAAATTTATTTTCAGTTTTTTCGCTCCATTGGCTTGATATAAATTATAACTGTAGTTATAGTCTAATCATCAACACGAAACGCCGCGCAAGCGGTATCAACCAAGGGTAAATAGCTATGTTAAAGAAATTACGCAAGATCAAATCAAAGGGGCGGCGCTTCAACAGCACCGCGCAGGATGCAGCCCTATTAACAGCGGCGGCAACAATTACAGCAGGCGCTTTGGCGGGTCAGGCGGCGCTTGGTAGATTCGGAAAGAAAAGATCATTAATGGATGGGGATAATGCACAATAACGATAGCGGTGGCGCAGACTGGCAACAGTTAGAAGATAATTTGAACCAACTATTCAATGAGGTATTTTTAAATGTCGATAGCAACGCTAGTGCTGGGAGAATCGGGGACAGGGAAAAGTTGCAGCATGCGCAACATGAACCCATCAACGACACTATTGATACAGTGTCAATCAAAGCCCCTCCCTTTTAAATCGCTTGAGTGGAAAGCTTTCGCTACCAACCAAGCCGCGCAGATCTGTAAGTTTTTGCAGGCTGCTAGGTCTCGCGGGAAAACTGCTGTAGTCATTGATGACTTTCAATACTTAATGAGCCACGAATACATGATGAGGGCTCAGGAAACAGGCTTTAACAAGTTTACCGAAATCGGACTAAACGCATACAACGTGATTCAACAAGCGATACACTGCGAGCCAGATTTGCGCGTTTACATAATGTCGCATGTAGAATCAAGCGATACAGGCAAAGTTAAAATCAAAACGATAGGCAAAATGCTTGACGAAAAGATAACCCTGGAAGGTCTCTTTACAATCGTTTTGAGAACTCATGTTGAAGGCGGTCAATACTCTTTTAGTACGCAGAATAATGGCCAGGATACCGTTAAAAGCCCAATGGGAATGTTTGATAGCACGACTATTGACAACGATTTAGATATGGTGGATAGCGCAATATGCGACTATTACGGCATCACTAAATAGACTAGAATCACTTTTTAATCAATAAATCAGATAAGGAATTAATACATGTTTCAACTAGACAAAAATATGGCAATCGAAGGCGCGGCAGCGGGCGGCGGCATCACTGAATCAGGCGCTTACACCGGCAAGATAGTTAAAGCTGAAACTTTTCAAAGTAGCATCCCTGGCAGCCAGGCTTGCGGTGTCGAGTTTACTTTTGAGCGCGTGGATGGTGCTCGAGCAAGATACTTGCAAGTGTACGAAAAGAAAGCCGATGGCGGTGATGCGTTCGGGCTGAAGCAAATTCATGCGATCATGGCATGTATGAAGATTCGTGGCATCAATCAGCTAAATGATTTCTGTCACCCTGTCGGCTTGATTCTTCAGCGCGAAGATTACCAAAATTCGGCAGGAGAAGAAAAGTATAAATTCCAGATCATCGCACCGTTCAACGCACAAACTCGACAAACAGCGGATGAGCTATTAAATGGCAAGCCTGCGGTTACTGTCGATAAGATCGTAGAAACCCTGGTTGATAAAAAAGCCAAACCGCGCACCAATCAAGGCGGCAACCAGGCGGCAGCAAATCAGGGTTATCAGCAATATAGCCAGCCTCAAGGCAATCAACCGCAAGGCAATAGCGCTGCTGTAGCGTCTAATGGTGCGCCTGTTTTTGATGATGATATTCCCTTCTAAAAAGGATGTGTAAGGTTTATGCGGGTTCGAGTCCCGCTCGCTGATCGAGTACAGGTGTATAAATGATGAGGTTCGATTCCTTTATGTGCTCCCTGGTGGGATATGATCCGGTATACCCTCTGCCGTTAAAAAGCCTGGTAACAGGTAATATGAGGGAGCTAAAACTAATATAAGGATTTATCAAAATGTATTTATTTTATGATACCGAAACAAGCGGGCTGCCAAACTTTAATAAGCCAGCAAACGACATTAGCCAGCCCTATGTGTTGCAATTGGCCGCCATGCTGGTTGATCAATACGGCTATAAGGTTGCACAAATAGAGCTACTGATTGATAACGGGCCTGATATTGTTATACATCCCAAAGCGCTCGAAACCCACGGCATTAGTAAAGAAAAGTGCCAGCAATTCGGAGTCACCCCCGCGCATGCCTGTTCTATCTTTTCTGGACTAGCAAGCCGCGCCGAAATAATGGCTGGTCATAATGTTTCATTTGACGATTTTTTAATGTCGGCAATGTATAAACGCCTATGCAGGCGCAATGCAAAAATGCCAGATCTAGATATAAAATGTACGCTAGAGATGGCCAAACCAATTCTAAAGATACCCGCCACCGAGCGCATGATAGCGGCAGGCTTTGGCGATGAATACAAAACCCCAAATCTAGGCGAGTGCTACCAGCATTTTTTCGGCAAGAAATTAGAGGGCGCTCATGATGCGACGGTTGATGTTATCGCCTGCAAAGAGATCTTTTTTAAGATGCGAGAAAATGAATTGAATAGCTGATTTCAGCACGCCCAAGCCAGGGGGCGCAGTCCTGGCAAAGATTCTAAGCGCATGAACCAGAAACAAAGACTAAGAAGCCAAATCGCTGATGCTATCCCGCTCTTTATAGATGATCGAATCAATAGCGAAATCAGGGAAAAAATAGTAAACAGCGCAGAAATAAAAATAAATAGTGGTATGCATGATTTAGATGCAGCAGTGATGGGAGCAGTAAAGCAGTTTATTTAAAAAAATGGGGCGCGAAGGGTTTGAAGGCGCCCCAAAACACCGTTTAGGCGAATAGATATTAATTATAGTTTAAAAATGAGGGGTTTGAAATGATTAGATATTGCGTATGCGCGTTACTCTGCTTTGCCGGAATGGCTTTTTTAGGTTTTAGTGATGCGCTTATAAATTTTAGCGCAAGCTCTGTTGTCGGTAGCTCGCCAGAATCCCGAACCAGTGCGCAATATGTCGCTATCGGCATTACTGTTGCCCTGGCTGCAATCGGCGGCATCTTTACGTTGGTAGATAAAGAGCTATACAAGGTAGCGCTAGCCTTTGTTGTTTTGGTTGCCGCCCTATTCTCCGCAGGGCTAACCGTTCAAGGTACATCGATAGACTACGCCGCAAATGAGCACAACGGATCAATCCAGCATGATAGACGTTCCAAAAATGGCGACAAGATAAATAACTACAAAAGCGAGTTAAAAGAGCTTAGGCGCAAAATGAAAGAGTGTGAGCGCGATAATTATTATATGCCATGCAAGATGACAGAAAGACGCATAGCCGCCATAACTGACAAGATGGCAGATATTAGCGATGACTCAGTATCAAGCAAACTGGCGCAAAAGATTGATATTACCGATGCCATCGAAGCCAAATCAGGATTGCCAGCAGTGTATATTGAAAGATCAATCATATTCGCCCGCGCTTTTGCGGTGCCGCTATTGATAGCCGTCCTATCGTGGGGCTTCTGGGAATTCGTGCATCTGATATTTGGCGCATGGAAGCCTAAAGGGTCAAGCGCTAACAAAGAAATCAAGCCTCAAAAAGCCACCGGCTCAAAAAAAAAGAGTCATCACCCAAGCTGGCTAAAAGCAGTTTAAGCGGTACAAGCAAGGCGGGAGGATTGGTACAGGAAATATTAAAAAGCGGTACAGATAAAAAGCCTGAGGCAGTACAGAACGGGCCAAATAAACCGAATTGTACTGTACCGCAGGCCAAAAAAGATAATGTAATCGAGTTAAAGTCGAAGCAAAAAAGGAAGCCCAAACCCCCGAAAACAAAGGGTTCAAGGCATTCTGAGTATCGGCCAAAGATGTTAAAAGCGGTACAGAATAGGGCAGTACAGAATTTGCGGTACAGCACGCTAATAAAAAAGGCTGGCGGCGGCAGTCGCAGTACAGCAAAGGAAGTTTTAGAGAGCCTAAAGGGCAAATTGGTGTACCAGGATAGCAACGGTTTATGGTACTACATTGATGAAAAAAGAGGGGTTAAGTGATGGCAGACGGTAACGGCGGAATCAACTGGGGGGTGGTAGTTGGGTTTATTTTCTTCTATCTGCTCGGGTGGGGAAATCAGTATTTTGGCGTGCATGGCGCAATAGATACGCTATTTTTGACTAACAAGGGGGTGGTTGATGAGGTTGCTAGGGCATCAATAGAGCGACATCGCACGCTCGGTGAAGTTATAAACCCGTTTGACGGAAGGTAAGAAAATGCTCGAAGTGTATAAAATAGTGGGGGTGGCTTTTGCGTGGTTGATGGCCAGAAAAACGCCGCCACAAATTAGAAAAACAATACGGCTTTCGTGGCGCTAAAGTAATATCAATCAGGGGAAGCAAATGAAAAACGATTTAGATTTTATTGAATTAAATAGAAGGGTTAAGGGTAACGGCGGTTGGAAAAAATCTATGCGCGAAGTAAGAAATAGCAATAGCTATAGAAATGACACAAAGCGCCGATGGCTAGTGCGAGCACTAAAGATATCAATAGTAGCCTTTGTTGTTATGTTTCTCCATGAGGGCATAACCTGCCCCGATGGCAAACACTATCAACAAATTTGTTTTTTTAAGTAAGGCGAACAGCCATGGCTAGAGATAGATTCAAAACGGTTGAAATTGATGGCCAAGTTAAGCTACAGCGGCTTGACGGCTCGATAGTTGGCTTAGACCATGCTGTAGAGATAGCAGAGCCAGACGATACATCCGTTAGATTGACTGTTGATAATGATGCGCCTTCGGTAGATAAAAAAGGTTTTCGGTTGCGCCCACTAACATATGTAAAGCTTTTTTTATTATTAGCGCTGGCTCTGTTTCTGGTTAACAAAAATCTGTATATCAGCGAGTTAGAAAACAAGCATGAGGATCTAAAACAGCGGTTTGCTTTCCATCTGAGTATTGTTGATGATAGCGGCCAGTTTATTTGTGATTATTAAAAGGAATTTTGAATTATGAAATTTGAGAAATTTAAAAACATTACTTATGGCAATATGAGCAAGCTAGAAGTAGTTGTCGATAACCCCGAATCAATCGCACAAAAAGCGGCGCTCGGTTGTATCGGAGAATACCTATCAGGCGACAAATGGAATATTGAAAATACTAAACACTTTGTAGGCGTGCTAGCCTATTCGCTAATCGAGGCGGCAAAGTTTGCAGGTAAGCCGCTTAGCGCTAACTTTGAGGTGAATGGATCGGCGCATATAGCTGATATAGGCTATTACATTCTAGCGCCAGATAACAAACCAACAGATAACCATTATCAAATATGCCTTAATTTCCTGCGTTTATGGTGCAAAAATGAGGGGCTGGATTTTGAAGAATGTTTAGATTTGGCGTCGCGCATTGTCGGCGAAGTGTTTAGCGATTTTGAAATAAAAGCTCAATTCTATATGGAGTGCGAATAGTTAACTAACTTGAAAGAAGGGTGGAATTATCAAGGCGGCAACTATTTAATACGGGATTATGGATAGAGATATTGGGAGGGTTTGGGCATGAGAGAGATATTATTTAGAGGTTGGTATGAGGGTGATCCAGATCGATCAAGGGGTTGGGCTTACGGGTCGCTAGTAAAACGTCAGCACCAGACGTTCAAAAACCCATGCTTTATTATAGAGCAAGAAAACGGGGAGGTGTTTATAGTCAAAGCCGAATCAGTCGGGCAGTACTGCGGAAGAGATTACGCAAACGGCAGATCGGCTTTCGAGGGTGATTTATTTTATTGTGACCAATACCCCTTTGTTAGAGATGGAAACATAAACTATAACGGCTTGATTGAATATGTAGAGCATCCCTCATTTATGGGATGGTATTATGATTTATTCCCTGTTTCTGATCGTGTAAGAGGCAGTGCGTGCGGTTCCGGAATGCCCGATCTTGAAGGTTTAGATTTGATTTATGTTGGCAACAAATACGAAAACCCTGAACTATTGGAGAAAAACAAATGAAATTCTTTTACTGGATAATGAATAGGCTTGGGTATAGTTATATATATTGCTTTATGCATATCGATCATTCTGGGCCTATACCTCTTCATGGAGGGGCCATAGTGGTAGTTGATGCCCCTCTCAAAAGCTACCGAATGCCTTCGATTCTTGACGACTATAGGGATAAAAATGGTGATGTGTCTATCACTGCAATCTTTAAGTTAGGATGGGAAAAACAGAGAAAACCCAGAACCGCTGGAGCAAAAAAATGAAACTAATCATATTCATTCTGTCAGTAGTTGGGGTTGTAGTGGCAAGCAAAGCTGAAATATTCGGAAATAATCGATACACCTACATTCCAGGTGAGGGTCATATCAAATCAGCTCCAGCCTGGAGGCTTTGGGGTAAGAGGGCGGGTCACGCTAAAGATGATGTGATTAATACAGGGGGGCAGTGGGTTTGTGTGATTAATCCTGGGTGTGATAGACGGATTGTTAACTACAAATAAATTTGAAGTCCTATAAACTTTATTATAGGACATAGCAAAAGAGGGTAATAAATTGAAAGATTCAGAGAAAATTAAACATATAGCTTATCTTGTTGAACTTAACCAAAACTTCGACAAGGGATATTTTAAGATAGCTCATGTCGCTGCATGTCTGCTTCCGAAGCATTTACATGAGCAGTTAAAGCAACTAGTTGATGGGCCTGTTTGGGATGGTGATGTTATAAGCAAATCATGTAGGAGCCAACTGTTTGAAGCAGGGCTTGCTATTAGAGTTTGCAAGGGTGGCGAGCAAGGGTTCACGGGAGCCACTTATTTCGCCTACTGTGTGCTGGATGCGTTTGAACAAATAAAATCGGGTAAAATAGCTGCTTGAAATCCGTTAAAATTCGATAGAGGAAATGATTATGGGAAACGCAAGAAATGAAATGCCAGCAGCGGTTAATGTATGGGGAATGCATGGCGATCATACCTTTGAGCGAATCGAGGGAAGCTCGCCGATGGAGGTCGCCATAAACTGGGTACTAATGGCGCAAAATAGAGGTGAGTTTGATTTATGCCCTGCTGTTGTGATTGGTGCGGATGGAAGCGAGCTTAGGCGGGTAGGTGAAATGGTGTTTCATGACACAAAAAGAGGCGGGCCCAAAGACGCTGGAAATCTGCTGGATTATGTGCAAATTTTATCTGATGATCCCGATATACCAGAGCTGCTAAATAAAGGAGCGCCTGTAAAGACAAAGGAAATGGGCTGATTGAAAAGAAGGGTTGAGAGGATGAAAAGAGTTACAGTGTGGGTAACAGAAACAATAGAACATAAAATTCAGCTTGACGTTTCTTATGATGAGGCGCAACAAATGGAAGAGGATCTTAGCGACCCTTCTGTCAGGGATGATGTTGCGGGCGACCTAGCCAGTAGATCTACCATTAGTGATGGGTCGTATGATCTGGAAGATTATGAGATTAAGGATATCAATGATGAAAGATGAGATTGATGAATTCAGCAATAGAGCACCATTTGTTTTACAGCTTTTTTGCATGAGTCTTTCAGTTATTGCTACGGCTACACTTTTTGCTGTTTTTGCTGTTTTTATGTCTGGGATAATCGGGTTTCTTAATGGCTCCCACCTGAACCCAAGCGAATGGCCTATGTTCTGCCACTTTATAATTTATTTTTTCAGTACAGGCATTGCGAATATGACAGCGTTCAGGCTCGGAGAAATTAATGAACTTAAAAAACAGGGGTACGAATGAGCAATTTCATAGACAAGATATCACCAAATCACGTTATAGCAGGCATCATACTTGGGTTATTTGTATACATGTATAATCATGGGTACAACCAGGTTATGGCCAATATACTTCTGATGTTTTGGGTGTTCGTATGCTTTGCAAATGTGGGCGATGCTATCAATCGTTTAGCAAGGTCTACTCAGTCAATAGCTGACCGGCTTGGTGGGGTTAATGTTGATTTTAAGATTGATAATCCTGTTAGAGTTAGCGTTGTAGGCAGTAACGGGCAAAGGATTCCAATAGAAAACGAGATAGCCGCATGCGAGGACCTTCTGAAATCATCTAGAGAGCATGGCGACCTCATAGGTGAGAAGCAGATGGAGGCAAAGATAAAAGAGCTTAAAGAGAGAAAGATAAAATGAACAGGTTTAAGATTCTTTTTTTTCATCAGGTTCAAACACCTTAAAATCCGTTAAAATGCGATTAATACGGATTTTATATTGGTGTATATTAATCACTCACCCGCCCGACCGACCGACTAAAAGGAAATATCAGGATGCCATTTGAAGCAATGCGCTATGAAAAAGACATAGAATACCCTGCCGCAATGCTGCACAAAAGAAATGGCAGTATATTCGTATTTATTAGCGAGTATGATTATATTGTTGTTAGAGAAACAAAAAGGCTATCTTTTATTCCGCTCGATGAATTGCATCCTGCCAACGAGTGCTGGATTCCAGTGGTAGCCGCCTATCCTTACTCTGCCAATCAATTCAAAGACATTGGCAGGCAGTATGCAGAATTAATAAAAGAGCGCGATAGTTGCAGGCGCACCGTTGACATGCAGGCTGAAGAGATTAAAGAGCTGAAAGATGAGATTGAAGATTTAAAAAACAACCCGCCAGTTTGGGTGACTGCGCAACGCATGGCGGGTATTGTTTGCGGGCTAGCGCGTCAAAAGCGGTTCAAGCTCCTTTCTATTGCGAGGAATAGAAAACGCTAGCCAGGTATTGATTATTGACTAGCGCCCTATTTTGTCAAGCCCCACGCCTTCTCAATAGTGCGAAGCGTGCCAACCCCCATCATAGCCAGCGCAAGGCTAAGCAGCGTTTCAGGGTTTGGTGGTGTAATCTTGTATACGGGTGTCAGCAATGGCGCAACAATAAAGTTAATAGCGAACCCCGCCCCACAAACCCAGCCGCAGAATGGACGCCACCCCGCCACGAATATAGTTCTATGCTTAGATTCTGATAGCGTAATATTCGCCTGTAATGATTGCAGATCAGAGCCAATCTTAGTTAATACCTGCTCTGCTTCAAGCTTCTCTTCTTTGCTTGTATGAATATTATCAATTATTTTGCCAATTTCTTTGACTGGTGCCGCTGCCGATTCGCCCAGTATTTTAGATAAGAACCCCATATCACCCCCCGTTATATTTATGCGCCAGCGGTCAAGCTGTCGATTTCCTAACTTACCATTTAAGGTTAGCTAGCGCATAAACTCATTTATCCCTTCGTGCCGTTATACGCCTTCATGGCCCACGAATCAACGCCTGGCCCTTTCGGTTTATAGCACCAGTATTCAACGTGCTTTAATTCTTTACCGCTGACCAAGCCAATAAAGCGCTCCCCGTCCCATATAGCAAACTCAGTGCTGCGCCTGCCTCTATCATTAATAGCCGCCACTACTTCAACATCTTTGTTAGCAGGTGTGCCGCCGTCTATATGATTAAATACAGTAATTTTATATTCGTTTTTTGTTTCCCAATGATTAAAGCTCACCCTGAAAACCAAGACTTAAAACCGAGCACCAACAAAACCACGCCGCCCGTAACAATCGCATTTATTACGGTTTTGATTAAAGTGCCTTTATTACTTTTTGATTCGCTGTACAGCGTTTTTAAAAAAACCCAATGATCTGGCTTTAATCCAAACTCATCTTGCCAGTGACGCATCCCATCGCGAACGCCGCGCGAAACGCCGGACTCTACCGCGTTCGATATCATTTTCTCTATTTCGCTGCGGCTTAGGTATTCGCTCATTTTAAAAATATAGCCATCATATAAAGGCTCACTCTTTTCTAAAGGGTTGTTGATAGCGCAATTCATTTTGACGCATACCTGTTTAACAGATGGTTTCTAAGCCATATATCAGGGTTTGTGTGATCGCCCTCGATGGCGACCTCAAAATGATAGTGGGGCGTCATGCCTTCAAAGTGCTTTGTGATATCCTGCACTATTCCAAGCGTGTCGCCCCGCTCTATTCTGTCGCCCGCCTTAACGCTTGGCCAAACATACATATATTTAGTTATCGTTTGCGAATCAACTTCTAATTCTATCAATCTATATTCGTTTCTATCGCCTTTCAGCGAGTAAGGAAAACCAATCCTTTTAACTATCGCCCTGTAATCACTAATTAGTATTGATTTAGGATATGCGCAATAGTCAACACCTGCGTGCTCATAATACTCTATAACGCCATCATCATTTAATTTGCTGCGCTTGGCCTTATATGCGCCGCTGCCCCATCTATCGAATTCCCTGATTGGCGGTATAATCATTTTAACGGTATCTTATATTTGACCTCTATTCCTATAGCGTCATAGGATAGCCGGTCGTGATAAAATGCGCATGAGTGATGGGTATATTTAGCGTTAACGGTTGTTCGCTTATTCTCTAACAGGTTTAAACCAAATCCAACGTTGGATGTGATGTTGTCGCGCTCGCCCTGATGGCAATTAGGAAGGGTTTTTTTACCGAAATCAAGGCCAGTATAAACATATGCATTATTGAAATAGGTGGTTTCAGCTTTGGCGCTTTTCACTGCGAAATCAATCAACCAGGCTATCAACGGTATTAATATAATGACAATAACAACGCCTTTTGCTACGCCTCTGTTTTTTTGAAAATACTTTTTTGCATCCCTTGGCGACTTGAACGAAACAAACACAACAAGCGTTAGCAGTGCAAATGTAATAACAATAAATCCTAATAGTGATTCATCCATAATCTAGCGCCCCGCTCCTGTAGTCCTACCCTTGGCCTTTTCCTTTATTTGTTGCCGCTTGCTTTTATACTCCAGCTCTAAAGCGTTTTTATCTGCAACCTTTGCCGCGCCCCTGGCTTTTTCTTTAGTTTCAACCGCCTCTAGCGCTTCATTGATTATAGCGTAAATTTCCTCTATATCTTGATCTGTAAGTGCCATGTTAAGCCTCTATTGTGCTATATCTTTTTTAAATGTGTAGCCATCGCCGCCCGCGCCGCCCGTTTTGTTTCCGCCGCCACCGCTGCCACCGCTAACAGTATAGGTTCCAGAGTCGGTGTTTAGAGTCTCATACAGCATTAAAATCATGCCCCCACCACCACCGCCACCGCCACCGCTCAATATGGTTCCTGCTACGCCGTCAGCGCCGCTCACGTCAATTTCACCGCTCGCATTAAAATCGATAGTTTCAGCGATTAGGATTATCACGCCGCCACCCTCGCCACCTGCGCCCGCTGTCCCTGAGCCTCCGGTTCCGCCGTTACTGCCTGCGCTACCGCCATAGTAAAGCGAGTTCCTTGTGGTTAGCTGCGCCTCTATAGCGCTAACATCGGCATTGCTGCCCGCGTTACCGGCAACATTAACCGCCGCGCCATCGGCGCCCGCTGCAACGTCAGTATGGTTAGTGTCGCTAGTTGACGCGCTACCGCCCGAATTCCCGCCGCCGCCACTGCCGCCACTGCCTCCAGTATCTTGTTTTGTCCATGGGTTTGACGCTTCGATTTTTCCGCTTATCGTTAGCGTGCCGGTGCATTTGATAATGAGGGGGCCAGGGTAGTCGCTCCCTTTTGTGAGCGTAACACCAGAATTTACAGTAAAATTCGTATATTCCCTCGCCCCTGGTTGATAGGTGGTATTTCCGCTAATCGTTACAGCGCCCAACCCCCCTGATCCGAAATGATCAAATACATAATCATTAAATAGCTCAAAAGCGCCGTTTTGAACTTTCGGCGCACCAACCGCGCCCTGCGTCATAGCGGTTATATCGGCCTGCAATTGATTCATTTGCGTTGATGTCAATATTTGATTTAATGTAAAGCTTTGTCCAGTCCATGCTGCCATGTTATCACCTATGCGAGCCTATCAATATCTAGCTGGCTTTGATCTAATCGGAAAATGCCGACTATCTGCGAATCGTCAACCTCTATGTTCATCGACATTGATTGCAAATCAAATTCGTAACCCATTAATCGTTTAGTGTCACCCGCGCCAATTCCGAGCTTGTCAAATTCAAACGTTATCAGATCGCCTATAAATCGCGTAATCGGCGCCGCTGTCGTCTTTGCTTTTAACTGAACATAAGGCTCTTTTTGTGTTAGCACTATTCTCTGCGATAGATCGACTGCTGATGCGCTGTTGACATACCAAACGTTTTGATCTTTTTCTATTTGCTCTCTGCTTCCGTAGGTGTTAACGCTTGTTGTATCCTCATCGTTAACAACTACCGAATAAGTATCACTATCAACGTTATAATCCGCAAATGTAATATGCTTGTTGATAATCTGCTTGTCATCGATAAGGCCATGAACATCGATGATAGGGTTCGCGCCTAAGTCTAGCGTTATAGAAGTTGTTTCGGTGTATCTTGCAAAGCGTAGTTTGCCGTCCTCGACATAGATGCTTGAGCGCGTTATTCTTCCGAGTTTCCTAAAAGCTTCATTCAGTCGGGTTCCTTCAAAATACGCTTGCGCAAGAATTGACGAACTAGAAAAAACATCCGCCCACGCCGAAAAATCATCATAATCGATATCTGTATTAGCTGTTGATTTAGTGGTATCAAGCCCGCCATAACTGGTTGCCCAATACCAAGCCAAATCGCTTGGCAGATAGTCTGAGTTGGTATAGTCAAGCGGGTTATCTGTATCACCAAGCAGCTTCTCAGCGAATGGCTTGATTTTGTCAACCACTGACAGCGTGCAGCTATCTTTAGTATACTTGACACTGGATATCTTTCCTTCATGTATATTGATATACTCATCTGTTCCCGCCGGAGACTCTACCGACCAGGGGACGCCGAATTGTATTTTTGTTTCATTCTGCATTTTATAGGGTTCGTCTTCAAAGAAATCAAAAGCCTGATTTTCATTTGACAGGTTTATTGTTATATTGATCGGCCTGATATCGTTCCAGCGTTTTCGGATTTTAGGCCAGCGCTTCACAAAAGCGGTATAGTCGCTAGTGCCAATGGTAAACTTGCGCCCTACCAGCGGCACCCTTTTTTCTATCTCTACTAAAAAATCACTCGATACGCTATGCGGCATTTAGTATGTACTCAACTCTATAATACCCCTGTATAAGTCGTCATGGGGTTTGATAAATTTGGAAATAGGCTTGGTTTTATTAGTAAGCATCACGCTACTAACATCACTAGTGCCAGCTTTAACGAAAATTAGCTCACTATTAGATATCCACCAACTATTTACTACCGCATAAAATGAGCTATTGACGAATTCAACATTGAATTTCCAAGCGTTGAAAGATCCGAATTTATAAACGTATTCTGCGCCGGTAGTGGTGCGCGTTCTAGATTCTATTTTTCTATCCTTTTCCTGATAGTTATATTCGGGGGTGATTTCTACGCCGGTAGCGCTGTTTGTTAAATATAATCTATATGTCATACCGCTTGGCGCTCCACAAAGTTTGGCCTAACACCTTCGTTGTCAAGCTCATTGAACGCCTGAATAATCGGGCCAGCAACCACCTCTTTCATTTCGTTCGCATCAAGCGCTAGCAGAGAATCTGCGCTTGTTGCGTTCGGTAGAACCTCAACAATAAGCGTTTCGATGGTTATGGTAGTGCCGCCATTGGTTATGGTGTCGCCATTAGTTGTGGTGATACCATCGTTCGCCGCGCCAGGTGCAGAGCCTTGAGAGTTTAAGAAGCTGGTTAAATCGGTATTTTGTCGGGGTGATAATACCCGCTCGCCTTTATCTAAAAGAAAGGTTGACTCTCTGGGAACGTTATCAAGCCCGCCATGAGCCACCCCGCCAAGCGTACCCGCTCCAGTCGCCGCAGATGCCGCCATACCTGCCAAGCCTGCCGCTAATGATGCAGCCGCTACCGCTGGAGCTAGCGCTGGCCCAACTATGGGGATAGCTGCGGTTGCTGCAAATGCGTTACCGTATATTGTACCTCCAATCCTTGCGCCCTCTGATGTACCCATCAGCTTAGATGTAATTAGGTGCTGAATGCCGACCTTGACAAACATCGCCACCATTTCAGTTAGCACTTGTTTAGATAGGTTTCTCAATGAGTCGGTTAAGCTTTTGCCGCTTACTATTGCGCTAGCAAATGATTTGCTGAAACCGTCAACTGTGAATTTCATCAAGCCCGCTAGCTGCTTTGATGCGGTTTCGTTCATGGTTCCAAGATCTTTATAAAATAAATTCCACCCCTCGCCCAATATGCTAATCATGTCTAGCGTGTTTTCAGTGGTGCCGGTGTTAGAATCCTTTATGGATTCAGCCGCCGCCGCGCTCACCTCGCGCATGCGCTCAACATTCTCTACTCCTGCATTAAAGGCATCTTCTACGCTAAACTTAAAGCCATCGAGCGACCCGCCGAGGCTTTCTATGGCCTCTGTACCGCTTGCCGTTATTACTGTGAATCCTTTTGATGCTTCATTCTCTATGTTCTGCATGGCGTCAGCGAATGCAGCGCCCATGGCTTCAGAAAAACCCTGAGCGGGGTTGTCTGAAAATATATTGGCAATCGCATTGAATGCCCATTCTCCAAATCTGCTAACTATATCCGTAGCGCCATTAAATGCGGCATCAAAAACCCTCACTATCATTTGCCCCATCTGCTGTAGTGCAATGGCGGTGTTTTCAGCCATTCCTTTAAGGCCGTTAGAGAAGGTATTAAATACATCACCCCCTGATAGAAAATCAATTAGATTTGTAGCGAACGTTTTCAAAACATTATGCATACCGGCAAAAATATTAATTGACGTTCTAAGCATGTTAGCTAGATGCTTTCTTGATTTTGCTACCGCATCAGCGAAACCGTTAGCAAGCGGCGCCAAAAATGGCATTAACTCTTCAGCAATCGCCATACCAACGCCTTTAACCGATTTACCCGCCCGCGTCATCGCATCAACCATGTTCGCAGATTTGGCCGCAAGCGATCCAGATATAGTCACCCCCAGGAAATCAGCATCATTTGCCGCCGCTCGCATGGCATCGCTTCCGCCTTTAAGCATTGTCAACATAGCCGTTCCTTCCGAATCAAAAAGCTTGAACGATAGCCGCAACTGGTCAGCGGGGTCTTTTACGCCCTCCATAGCATCGGCCAGCTTCGCCATTTTATCATCCAGATTCAACCGCTTAAATTCGGCGGCATTAATGCCGAGCTCTTTTAATGCTGGCGCGGCTTCACCCATACCCTTGGCGGCTTCAGCAACTCGACGCGTAGACCTCTGAACGGCCATGTTGAATGTTTCCGTGCTAATTCCGGCAAGATCAGCCGCGTGCTGGGTGCGCGTTAACTCTTCAGTGGTCAGCCCTAGACGAATAGCAAACTTTCCTTGCCTGTCAACGGACGCCGCTACAGCAGTAGTAAACCCAACAACAGCCGCGCCTGTGCCCGCTATAGCTGTAGATGCTTTCAAGGCTGTCTTAGCAAAATCTTTTAATGATGCGCTAGACTTGCCCAGCTTCTTGCTAGCCCTATCGTTCGCATCAATTATAAATTCAATTTTATTTGCCATTCAATTTCGCCTGCTCGCTCTTAGCGTAGCTGTTGAACTCATCCCTAATAATCGCAAATATTGATACTATTATATTTTCCTGCTCTATATAGCTTTTGCCATTTGGCCAACAATACTGTTTTGCCCCCTCGATGCTTAAATGGTGGCAATTCTTAAAGGCATCAATCCACGCATCAACAGGATAGCCATAGATAACTATATTTTCGTAAGCTATCCCGCTAAAGTGTCGCCTTGCGGCTCTTCTAACTTTTTTTCATCAGCTACCCTAAAGTAAGATTTATCAACTAATTTGTTAGCAATCTGAATAATTAAACTGATGAAATAAATAGACTCAAGAAAAACGGGAAATAATTCATTATCGGGCTTAACTTCCTTTCCCTGAATCGTGAACCCCTCTATATCGGATATCGATCCTTTTAAAGCGGTGGCGGCATCACCCATAAAGGCGATAGTTTCCTCTTGCGGCATTAAATCAGATATTTCTATATGCTCTTTATTTGTTACGCCTGGCTGTTGCTGATTCTCGAAATCTATTCTTTCGTTTTGCTTCTCAACTTCCTCAAGATGTTTAGCGATTTTTTCCATATGCGGGCTAAGCAGTAGAGCATTAACCCTGTTCAGCGGTCGCATGGTTACCGTTATTTTGTCGCCATCAAATTCAAACGTTTCTTTTATGTCTAAAATAAAGTTACCCATTTTTTGCCCTTACTTGTATAGTGCGCCGCCTTGTGAGTTAATCATGGTTATCTGTAAAGTGTTCGCGTTGGCATCGCTGTATTGCCCCCGACCTGAAATATTCAGCATAACTTCACCTGGCCCGCCTGCGCTTTTTTCTAGAGTTTCATATCGCGCCCGCTCTACTTCAATCCATATCTGGTTATTGTATCCGCTTTGTATTTCCGTTGTACCTTTACAATATAGTTTTAACAATCCGATATTAGTGTCATTAAAAAAGTCTGTATAATTTGAGTTATTATTCCATGGAATCGTCATATTGAATGTTACATCACGAAACCCGTTAAGCCGGTTTGCATAGGGCCAAAACCCCTGGCCCAATGTAAATTGGGGTTCTATTGGATCGGCAACGTTAACCGTTATAGACTCAGCAGAAAGGCCCGCGCCGTTCAAGGTTAAGCTGCTATTGTCCCATGTAAAAAGCTCATCATTAGATATGTATTGATTACTGACATCAACCACGCCGTTATCATCAGTGCCGCCAACAAACGCCGCTTTAGCCTTTAAAAAGCCGCCTTGCTCTAAAGAAAACTCTAAACTAGTAGCGCACAAATTATGGAAATTCTGTCTATTAGAGTTGGCATCCGATGACCCTTTCGAGATTGTTACAGGATTCCCCCATGACAGCGGCATTGATTCCGAGGTGTTTGGCTGCCATATGTGCGTGAATATACTATCGCTTGTAACGCTGCTCGCTTTGTTCATCATGGCGCTAAGTAGCAAACCCAAGCTAGCCGCGCCCGCTTCCACCTCTATATCTCCGCTAACATGCCTATGCCCGTTGTAGCGGCTTCTTTCATCATATACACCATCCAACTGATTGGATAATATATCCTCCTGATTTCTTGTTAGTGTTTCAGACAGGTATGGCAGGTTAGTAGTTGAGTTGGTAAGATCGCCAACAGTTCCATATGAGTTTTGAAACACAAAACCGAGCGCTGATTGATTTCCATAAATTGGCATAGTTAAAAGCCTCTAATATGCTGATTTAGTGTTAGTTAACGTAAATATAGCTATTTCTGCATCGGCTGTATCATAGTGGGCGTTACCATTAAAGCTTAACATAACCTCACCTGGCCCCGTTCTATTTGCTTCTGCTGTTTCAATTCTTACGCGCCGCAATATCATGTTAAATTTGTTGTAGTAGCCGCTTTGTATCTCGGTGGCATCCTGAAAAGTGATATCAAAGTCTAATTCATCTTTATTTTTGAATGCCTGGTAAAAGCTGTTTGTATCATATAAAAGCGAACCCGAAACAGATACTTTTCTCTGCCCTGTTAAAACGTTTTTACCAGGCCAGAAGCCCCCATCAAGATAGTATTTAGGCTCAACGGGATCTTCCAGGTTGATTGTCAGCTCTTTTATTTCCGAAACAGCACCAAGATTATCGATACTGATACTGCTGGCATCCCATGTAAAAGGCGCCTCGGTGGGGAATGCATGAGATTTAGAGAAAGCATCGCCGTCATCCCGCCCGCCAATAAAGCCGCATGTCATTTTTAATAGTTCGCCGTTAGCAATTCCGATATTTAGAGTGTTGGCAACTAGGTTATAGTAGTTTCCAGAAGTGCCGCCAAACTTACCCACTACCGAGTAGGTGCAAGGGCGCTTCCACGATGAGCCAATGGTGCTATCAAAAGCGGCCGTTTTCGGTTGCCATGAATGCGTTCTTAAATCGTCGCTAGTGGTCACAACAGCGGTTCCGAAAAAAGCCCCTAGCATATAGCCCATGCTGATAGGGTTCGCCTCTATTGCTAACTCGCCAGATACCTCGCTCATTCCTGCGTAGTTCTGCGGTTCATCATAACTGCCCTTTAGAGCTTTTTGAAAATTAACGCCCCTCTTGATTGATATGCTATCGCTTAATGCGGGGATTGATTGCGCACTATTAGTTGTATCGGCTATGGTTCCAAATGAATTTTGAAATGTAAAAAAGGGCGCCCTATCTGCTCCGTAAATCGGCATAACATAAACCTCTAATAGTGAGTATGAGTATTAACTAATGTTATAACAACCATGGAGCTGTTAGTTATAGTATAACCTGTCAAGCGCCCGCTTAAAGTGGCCTCTATCTCTCCGTGTCCATCGGTTGGAGCCTCTAGGCTATCCCATGAAACATAAGGCATGTAGATGTTTAGAGAATGATTGTAACCGCTTTGACACTCTAATGGATGTTTGAAATGCAGGTTGACCGCCTCTGCGGATATCCTTCCTGAAGCTGTAACCTGGCTGAAAGCTGCATATTCACTTGAACCATCAAATGATAACCCAACAGAAATAGTACCGCTCCTAAACCCATTTCTGACGATTCTATCAGGCCATTGATCACCAGCCGCTAGTGTATGCTTAGCCTCCAGCGACTCATCAAGCGTGATCGCTAC